TGGGAAGTTGCGGCGCTTGGTTGTCGTTAGAGCTACACTGACCACCGAGCGTAATGCTATCGCCGTAAAACGTAATTGCGTAAGGCGTTTTCAAGCCTAACGCTTGCGACAGTCGGGGCAATGGATTTGCTTCAGGCGGCGTAACCGAGGCAGTCGTATAACTAACCGCAATTTGGTAGTTTGTGTAATTGCTGCCCAGGTAGAGCGGCGTGTTTTCTTTTGTCAGGCTTTGCGACAAGTAGGGACTTGACGGGTCAGGCGTGGTGAGGAATCCAGCCGGTGCCGATACGATAGCGCTGCCGGCTGGAATAATTAACTTTCCGTCTGCATGCAGTGAGTAGTCAATGCCCTCTACGAAAGTTTTCCCAGTCGCGTATTGCACGACTTTGGTAATAGCCTGCGGTTTCCGCCATAGCGTGAAGCACTGCTCTACTCCCTGCGTCAAGGGCAAAACAGGCTCGTCGTCAATTTCACCGGCCCACCACCAATTAGTGGTTTTGCATGCGGCGACAACACCCGAATTCTGTGCGTACAGCGGGGCATTTTTGAACTTTGTGTAATCGGTATTTGATGCCATGATTTACCCTTAGATTGTATAACCGGATATATTAACGCTAAATTGCGGCGTCCCGGCGCCGACTGACACAGTGTAGTACGCTGTTTGGGCCGTGATTATCGGTGTTTCGAGAAGTGGGCCGGCGATGGATTCGCCGGGCGATGGTATGACGCCATTAATACCCGTGACGCCTATAGGCACTGCATTTGCGGCAATAGTGGCGGTTGTATTCGTTATTACCGACGACCCAAGATTGTATGTACCTAGCCAAGTTTTTGCGTTCATTGGCGTCAGTAAATTACCCGACGTATCTGTACCAATGTTAAACGCCGTAGGGGCAAACTGATTTGCTGCGACGTTTAACGCTAAACCACTGACACACCAGCGTGTTCGGCCACGCTGGCAACCCACGGTAAAGTTTCCGCCGCCGGTTGCAAGTACGCCGACCAATCCCGATGCGGTATAACCCGCGGGCATATGCGCACCACCATAAATTGCCGGCGCAACAGCACCCGTGGTTGTGGCGTATAGCAGTGCTGGATTTGTAGATGACAGTGCGGCGTTTGGATTATAAATTACGTATTCGGCAACAAAATTTGTGCCAGCAACGCCCGTGTCCATACCATTCGGGCCGACAGTACCGAGATTTCCAGTTTTGTTAAAACCAGACAAACAATATCTCAAGCCGCCTAACGCCGTTTCAACAATAATTTCATCGGCGGTAACTACTTTAGTTGCCGACGCAGCGGCAACATTGCTAAAGAAATTTAATGTTTGTCCCGCTATGCCTGACACCTGCCCGAACTGTGCGGCTTGACCCGATGATACGGCCGGAATTACGCCTAACGCGCCGGTCATTGTCACACCACCTGCAAGCGGTACAACTTGCTGTAGTTGCGGCGCCTGCGTTGCTGCCACGGCCGACCCGACATTGAACACTTGCGAACCCGATCCGGCAAGTAACGCACGTAGCGCGGTTTGTTGCGCCACGAGTAACGGCGTCATGATCGATGCATTGTTGGTGCCGGCCGACGCCTGTGCTGCGGTTGCTATCGGGTCGCAAACTACTTGCCAACCTGTTGTTGCGCCCAACGGATCGGCCGTGCTTGGAGTCGCTACGTTCGCGGCAACTAGCGATACGAATTTGGTGAACGGTGCATTGCCGCTGGTGCTGTACAGAACCACAGAACCCAGGCCGTATGAAATAGCCACGCCTGCATTTTGCGATGCAAGAATCCATTCCGGCACGGTTTCGTTTTGCAACGCCTGCAACGCGGTTGTAATCTGCAACAGCAACCAATTCATTGTTGATCGATCAATTGGCAATGCAGCAGGATCGGTCGCAAGGTCGCGTTGATAGTTGAAGTTCCAACCCTCAGTAAACGATACCGACCCGCCAACTTGTAGCGGGTCGGGAATTGCCGTAACGTCGCCGGAAAATCCGAACGGTACATCGAAATATTTTTGATTGCTCATGTTTAGTTTTCCGCCCAAAAAGTACCGTTGTTAAAATTCTGGTTAAACGAACCGAAACCGAATGCGGGCCGCGTCGAGATAATAAATTTGATTCCTACAGCGGCCGGTCGCGGCAATACATTGAAATTCTCAAGTACGAATTGTAAAGCGCTGTTCGGTTGAAACCCAAAAACGTACGTCGTGAATTCCATATCATTGCCATCGAGCACATACACGCTGCCGAACTCACCCAGGATCGCGGCGACTCGTTCGTTGATTTCTGGCACAGTGCAACGGCTGATCAGCTTGTAGTATTGCAACTGCAACAGGATGCGTTTTTGAGCGAGCGTCAAGCCCACACCAGCCTGTGACGAACCAAAGTTTCCATTGTTGAAATTCTGGCGCGTGTTCGACGCTGGCCCGAATCCAAATTGAGGCCCGGCGTTGGGCGGTACGATCAACGATAACGGCGCGCCCAATATTTGCGCCCACACAGATAGGCCAAATTCGTTTGCAGTTTCCAGATTGAAAACGTTAGTTATCCAATCGTTCCAAAATTCCGTTTGATTCGTCTCATACCAAGCGTTTTTGCTTTCAAGCAAACTTTGGATATTTACGGCGTCATCGTGTCGCCACAGCAACGCGTTCAAAAGATTTACTGAAAAATCAAATTCTTCGATACTTGCGCTCATGGTGTCACCGTCACAGTGAACGCGGTCGAATTGGTCTGTGCGCGCTGCTTTTGACCAATCGTTATATCGGCCGGCGTGAGTACCCCCGGCACGGTTCCGATGCTGCAACCCATAACAATCGCACCGGGGCACGCCGAAACAATTGCCGCGGCGATTTCAAACGGCGAAACATTCTGACCAATGCCTAACGCTTGGAATCCGTCGAGTTGCCCGGTGAAGTAATTTACAACTGCGGCCGGCGCATCGGCTTGCAAGTTGCCCGGATACGAGCCTTGCCGAATCGTCAACGCCCCGTAGATGAAAACGTATGTTGGTACGTCGTACAAAACCGTGTACGTTTGACCGCTTGCAGGCTCCAGTACCGCGACACTTTGCGCGCCGTTCCAGCCCGCGCCATCCGTTTTATTTTTGAGTAGTGACGTAGCGATTTGAAGCGGTGTCGCGGTGCCATCGACGCAAGCCCAAACACTATGCGCGGTCAATACGACGCCGTTTATCGTTTCCGTCGCGCTCGTGACGTTCTCAAGATACGCAACACTCGTGACGCCCGGTATCGCGTACAAGCCGGATACTTGTGCTTGCACTGTGCTGATACCTTGCAGCGCAAGTGTGTTGTTACGTAGCGCCCGCAACGATGCATCGTTCTGTTGCAGTGCGCCTAACGTCGTTACGCTTGCCGGTGTGCCCGATTGATTGTTGGTTATGGTTTCCCATCCCAACACAGTATCGAACGGCGTATTTAACGCACCACTTGGGCACGCTACCGGGCCGGTAGTTTGACAAACGAACGTGCCATATCCCACGCCCCCACCACTGCCATTGTCGGCCAGCACTACACCGGTCTGTAACGCGAATATTGCACCGCCCGGCCCAAGCGTCGCACGCGATCCGGCCGGGATAGGTGTATTGATTGCACCGTTTAACATCACATTCGTGACTTGGGTTGCTGTTGCCGGCGACCGCTTCAATCCCAACAAGGCGCATAGTGCGTCTAAGAAAACGCCGCCCGCCAGATTCGGATTGATTTGGTTGGCAAGTTTGGCATTATTCTGTGCGACCGCAACACGTGTTGCGGTTTCAGCGTTGATCATCACACCTTGCGGCGTGCTCGGGTCGGTATCCAGATTTGCGCCGAACGCTGCTTGCCACTCGCCTTGAACCTCAGTCAAAACATCCGACGTGTCAGCAACAATGACGCCGGTTTCGGCTATGTAATTAAATGGCGTGCTCATTGGGCATTTACCGTTGTTGGTCCATAAATCGTATCGACCTGTGCAACATAGTCTAGGTCGTTGCCTTGCTTCTGTATGGTGAACGACGGCACACCCGTTACGTTAGGCGTGCCGTTGATAATCGAGCGTGCCGCGGCTTCGAACTGCTTAGGGTTAAATCTGTCCCATGCTGTTGCACGTGTCGGCATGCCTTGATCTTTCGCATACATCATTTCGCCGCGCTGCGATTCCACACGCGATTTGGTCAACTGCGCCGTTGCAATCGGGGCGCCTTGAACGTCCGTTAGAAACGCAATGTTGCCATCGTCGCCCAGGAACATATCGCGGTTTGCATTTTCAGCAATAGTTAAACTCATACGACACCCCCAGTATTTGCGCCGCCGTTCCCATTCGTGTGCTCATGCGTCGGAAACGGTCTACCATCAATAATCGTTGATGCTGGCAAATTAAATGTACCTGTGCCAGTCGTTCCGCCCCCGCCCGTAGTATTGATGTTCAGTGCCGCGGCGTTAAGGGTTGCAACACCTGATGCGTTTAAATTAAAAGTTGTCGTATCGATTTCGACGGTCGGCGCGATGAGTGATATTTTACCCGGCCCTAGAACAATACGAGTCGTACCGTCTAAACTGGATATGACCATCGCATTCGCATCGAGCGTAAATGTGTATCCATCAAACACATCGGGCATAAATCGCCCGTTATCGAACGAATGCAAAATCTTGGTATTCGGCGGCGACATTTGCGCGGTTTGCAGAAATAACGATATGTCACGGTCGCTCGCTTCAATCCAACCAAGATTGCCCTTAACAAGTGGAAAGCCAATAAAGAACCCGCCCCCGCCATGCGCAACGACCGGCACAGAAACGATAGGAGCGCGCCCAACGCGTTGCCCACTGGTCGATATGACGCTGATAAGCGGTTGCACGCGGGCAAGGTTCGTTGCCCTGTTATAGCTGACGATTTCCGCGGGTAATTGCCCGTCCGTCCGTTGTAGCAATTTGTTAAAGCACCATGCGAGCATAGCCCCCATATTGCCGTCTGCGGCTGGCGGTTTCGAAGGTGTCGCGGGTAGATTTGGGGTGCTCATACTGGCATGCTCGCGGTGTAGAAAATTGCCGGGTATCGTGTCGCTTCGATCACGTCGTAAAACGGCGCGTCACGCGTTGCAATTTGGAACCCGGTTTTGTAAATCGTATAACTGCCGTTCAATGACGGGTTTTGTGTTGACGTTAAATTAAGTGTTCCGCCCAACTGTACATTAGGCGACAGCAGACAACGCACGCGCACGCCCCACTCCGTAACTTCTACTTGTCCAATCATTCCCGATTCGGATGAAAGCGTGTGCACAGCATCGGCAAGCGGCATACCCCGGTTTTTGCATACGAGCATGCCATCGTCAATGTATGCATCCATACCGCCTAGTTTATTGAGCTTATCGACTTGGCCCGCGGCGCTCCCAGTGTATGCATAATTTGCGACGTTCCTATCAGTCGCCTGAAACTTGAAACTAAGCCCCATCGAACTAGCCACGTCACCCGCTATTTGCGACATC